TATGGCAGTCAATGAAGTTACTTTTTGCAAGAGCAAAAGATATTAATGATGATATTAAAAAGATAAAGAAATGACATACACTAGAGAACAGATAGAGGCAGCTGTAAAGGCTAAAGGATATGTATACTTTGCAGGTGCTAAAGACTATGATGTAAACATTATAGGAATAAGAAACTCTGATACAGGTAAAACAGTAACTAATCTATTTGATGACAAATTAACTATATCTTATAGAGTAGATGGCAAATGGTTTTATCATGAGTGGGATGCTACTACTGAGCCAGGTAAAAAAGGAGTTACACAATATCACAATGCAAATGGTGTAGCTAGATTAGTACCTAATCAATATAGAGGAGTCTATGCTGTATCTATGCATCAAGGAAAATATCAGGCAGTATGCCAAAGATTAGGTAATGTAACTGTTTGGAGGGATAAAAATAAAAATATGACCTTTGATGAGGTTGAAACAGATACAGGAATGTTTGGTATAAATATACACAAAGCAGGTACAGTATCTAGCTTTGTAGAAAACTGGTCAGAAGGTTGTCAAGTATTTAAAAAAGTAAAAGACTTTAATGAATTTATGGTAATAGCAAATAAAGCTAAGGAAATCCATGGCAATCATTTTACCTACACATTACTTGAATCAAAAGATTTGCAATTTAAATAATAAATAATAATGGCAGCAAAACTTAAATCTAATACTGTAATTACATTTTTAAAAAAATCAAAAGTTTCTAGACCTGGTGTTCATGCAAAAACAAAAACATCAAAACTAAGAAACTCAAAAAACTATCGTAAGAGCTATAAAGGGCAAGGACGATAAAAGACGCTACTATGCTTAATGTTTAGTGGTTTTTCTTCTTCTGTAGAAAGTCCCCCAGTGATGGGGGATTTTCGTTTCTACAGACCTCACCTGTTAAAGTTGTTCTTTTTTGTATTGTTTGTCACGCATTTTTAAAGACCTAATAGTAATAGATATATTATATTTTATCTTTAAAAATCTTTTGAGAAGTTCTAACTTATCAAGTGACGTATTCCTTTTCATTACTATGAGATAAGAATCTTTGATTATATCATCTACAATGCCTAACATACTTCAGCAATAAGGATTCCACTTTCTAATTCTTCTAATATCTCATCATTTTCTTCATCTAAATCAAGCATGTTGGAGAATATTTCATGAACCTTTTGTTGATCTTCCATCCAATCAGATGGATGTGAATCTTTAAGGGTTAATGTAATATGATTATACAACACCCATGCTGAATCAGAGTCAACTTTATAATTAAAAGATGGTTTTACCATTTCTTTCTTAATATTATTTAACTGCATTGTGTTCAACACTTCTTTCTTAAAGAATAATTCACCTAAGATATCATGTTGTGCTGTTGTACTTAAAAGCACTTCTTTCATAGAGTTCTTATGTTTAACTAAAGAATCCCAATAGTCACCAGCATTATTAATATAATCACTAATAATACCTTCTGCAAGAATATCTGCTTCACCTTTGTGTACACGCTTAAATTTGCCAAATTTGTTGTTATTCAACATCATGCCATTCATGCATACTTTTACTAAACCTCCAAGATTAAATCTAAAGGCAAGTTGTTTGTTATATGAATTAGTAAAGTTTGCAGATAATTCAATATCTGGATCTGATTTATAATTCATTCTTAATGTACCTAGGGCAATCTGCCCATCATTAGTACATCTATAGTCTTCACCTGTGATGATAAAACCAGCGTTGTTTATCTCACTTCTCACACGATTTATTACACTTGCATGTGATATTGGTGTGTAAGTATCTGTTTTCTCTGGTAAAGAAGTAGACAGAATTTTTGCATAGGCATCCATGCCACTTACTGTTCTTTTCATAATTCTAATTTTAATTGTTGATATAAATTTGTTGGAATTACAGATGATGTGCTTTCTATTTTTTTAATTTCATCATAAATTTTATCTAAATAAAACTTTTCATCTATATGATAGTCATTCCATGGTTGCAGTTCTGCTTTGTTAAATATAACTTGTAGTATAGGACCACTTTCTAGTTGTATTTCTCTTCCATCAGGATTGCATTTAATTATTTTTGTACCTTTCTTAGATACAAAGTATCTGACAAGTTTCTGAAGTTTTCTTTCATAGAATTCTCCATTGGTAACACCACGTTCTACAAAATACCAATTACCTTTGATTTTGGAACCAGTACAATAGTCAAATATGTTTTTGTTGCTTGCAATATAATCTTTTGGATCAATACCATTTACAAAGTATTCATACCATGCTTTAGGTACAACAAGATTAGACTTATTCTTATGAAGAGGTAGCTCGTTAAATTCAAATCTACCTTTACATTTTGTCTTACCATCAGCATAAACTGCTATGTAATTGTTTACATCACCAATAATCATCTTATTGTATTCTACAGATTCAAGTTGTAATTGAGTCAAATCTTCCCATTCTTTGCAAATTTCAAAGAAAAGTTTCTCATCTTTTTTATCTATGTCAAACTCAAGACCATCTGTGTTTTGCATTAATGGTTGTACGTTTGGTATTCTTGTAGTAATCATCTCATATAGCATAGATAATAGTAGTTGACCATTTACTGTAATTCTGAAAGTTAATTCAGGATCATACAGAAATGAATACTTACTCTTACTTAAACCATATGTAGAGTTTAATACAATCTTAAATAGATAATTTAATGGATTAGATTTAGGATACTTCTTTCTTTCTTCAAAGAACCACTCATATAGTTCACAAAAATCTTCTTGTGGAATTTGAGCAGGAGACCATTTGTTTTTAATAGCAAGATTTGGATAAAAACTTGTTACATCTACACTTAGAATCTTTCTTCCAGGTTTTGGCACATATACACCAGGTGCAATGCAACCGTGAATACCACCTAATGCATAATCAGTTGGTACACCTTTATGATTCATTCTATACTTTGGTCCTTTCTTTTTGATGTCATCTTCAGAACTGTCAAGAATTGTTGTATCTACAATTAGATTTTTAAACCAATTGTGCACACCATTAAATTCAGGAGTCTCAAATTTAACACAAGGTAAAATGATATCACGCATAACAACATTCTTGCGAAATGTCCTCATTTCTTTGATAACCTTCTTCTCTAAACCTAATTTCTCAGAAAGAAAATGTAAAAATATCTCCTTTGAAATCTTAGGTTCACTAGCAGAATATAAATTGACATTATAAGTTTCACTGAGTTTGGCACGCAAATTTATCTGCGAGACCATAACCTTTGTACCTTTTGCATCAGTCATTGTAAAAATAGCCTTGGTAGACCTAACATCATTAATGCAGTAGTTAACTACCATATCTAATGTATCTTTATCAAGAACCCTTTCATAATGTGGATGTGGCATTTCTTCAACGTTCTCCCAATCCATACTAAACTGTGTCCATTTTAAAGATGTACGTTTTGCGTTACTATCCCAATGGTTTAGTTTATATATATCAACACATTTAATTGAAAGCTTGAACTCTGGATAATCAACAAACTCATTTCTGTCAGATTTACTTATTACGTATTGTGCATATTCATACAATCTATACGCAAGGGCTTCTGCATCTGCTCTTAGATCCATAAACTCACTTTTATTAGCTAATATAAACTCAGTTATTTGCGCATCAAACGCAATGTTATTATAACCAAAGTGCCAATCTTTAGCGTCTTTAGATTCAAGAAGAAATTTGACAAACTCAACAGCATCATTTTGATATTTGCTTATGACAAAGATTTTTTTTGTAGTCTTATCATAAGATTCAAATACAGCAACGAAACAATTGATAATGGTCTCATAGTCCATTACCCAGAATTCGCGATTTCTCATTACTTGCTTTTTTTAGTTGTCTTTTTTGGTTCTTCTGTATTAGTATTCATAGCTTGAGCAATAATATCTACACATACTTTACTAGTGTCATTGATTGCAAACATTTTTATAAATAAAAGTATATCACTCATGTCTTCAATGTAATACTCATAGTATGCATCTATAATAACTCGTTGTTCTTGCCACCATTGTTCACCACTTGCACGTTTTGTTGCAATTGTGTCACCACGATCATTGAGACGAGGCATCATCATTGGTTTTTCTTTGATATCTTTAGAGATAACTGCAAGAACTTTTTGTTCAGGGTCAAAGATTGCTTCATTAAAAATGCAATCACTATTAATTGGCATCAAACGAAATGTTTGTTTTTCATTCCATTTTGCTGCATAAATCATCATGTTTTTCATATTATTTATTTTAAGGGTTTACAATTTAAAGGTTTCTTTTTCTTTATCATACTTGTCACAAAGCTCACCAACATCTTGAAGTATCTTTATATCAACTTCTAAGATTTCAGCGTATTGTTTAAAATACTTCTTTGGAAAAATAAATGATTCTACATATACCCATTCAGATGTATGTATACCATAATAGTCAGACAAATGCATTTTAGCATTATTTGAGAACTTTGAGTATTTACCTTGCAAAAACAAGTTATAGTCATTTGTTACTGGATTCATGTCAAAGATATATGCTATCCTACCATCACATAGTGGTACTACATAATCTAACATGCTGTGTGTCATCAATTTATTCTTTTCAAAGTTTGTCCATTGATCTGTATCCTCTTTCTGATATATACATACAAGTTTACGTTCCTCATCAGGAAACTCTTCTGTCCAATGCAGATAAACTTGCAGTGGTCTTGGATCTTTTGTACGTTTAAATCCTAACATAGGATACAAGAAAGTATAAGACTTTTGAAAGTACTTCCTATACATGTCTTTTATCATATTACTAATTCATTATTGTTTACAATAAACTTGTAAGGTAATTCAAAGTTCTTTGTCTCAAAGTGAAACTTAGCCTCATCAAGTAATTTGTCAGTTCTTTCTTCCCATTCTTTTAAAGTATCATCAGACACTCTTATTGGGGCTATTTGCATAAATGGATCTACAACCAAGAATCTAAATGTAATTTTATATCCAGAGTATTTAGGTTGAGATGTATACACATGCTCTACAAGTTTTTTATAGATTGCTGCTTGCAACCAATAATTGAAATATTCAATACTATCTGTAAATTGTGAAATAGACTTACTTGTTTTTTTTAAGTCATTTACACGAATCTCCTTGTTAGCATTATCTATTACTAAATTATCAACGATGCCTCTTAATCCAAAAGGTTGGTCATCATCAAACTTTGTCAATACAATCTCATTAAACTTTTCTAATGGAGAAAAGGAATCTGCAAAGAAACCCATTACATCCATTACTGATACAGTTGATGTGATTTTTTCTACAACATTTTTACAAAAGTCATAGATATCTTGGTCAATTACAATACGACCTTCTGCTTTTTTAAGGTATTCCCAATAGTCAATATGCTTTGAGTTAATCATTTTCTCAATTCTTTGACCATCTGTTTTAAGAGATTGGTATAGATTGATATCTTTTAGCACATCAAGGATTGCTGGTGCAAATTCTTCCAAACTTTCACGAGAATCACCTTCTTTTTTTAATTCTTTATAATGATTAAATATTGAGTGTAAAACACTGCGAGGATTGTCACTTGGTATGTCCTGTACACTGATAACAAACTGTTCATCAAATGCTTCAGGTTTTAAAAGCAAACAATGTATCAACGAACCTTCTATCATATTTTTGTCAATGTTGTCTTCTTTTTGTCCTAATACATAATGTTTATAAAATGCTGATGGACTAAATGCTAGTTTGTTTAAACCAGAGTAAGACATTAAAAAGTCTTTGTCATAAAATTCTTGTTCTTTCTGAAAACGTTCAGAAAGTGGCACGTTGGCTACAAATTTTCCCATAATTTATTATTTACAATTTTCTATATCTGAGGGGAAGTATCTTCCTAAAATATTACCATTATAACTGTTTGCTGTTAACACATCATTTTTAAATTGATGTGAAATTTCACAGTATCCTAAGTATTTTTTAGAACAACATACTTCAAGGATTTCTCTCTGATAAAACTTTGAATCAGTTAGTGCTATCTCTTCAGTTAGCTCTGCACATGATCCACAATAAGTTTTCCAGTTAGATTCCTTAACGACACGTTTAAAAGT